CGACAATCTGACTTGATTTAAGATACTCATCAATATCACCACCTGTCTTAGTTATAACGACATATGGCTTTGCGTTTTCCTTATCTTCTGGCTCTTCTGCATATACGCTTACACCATCTAATGCACTTGTAAGATAACTAATTATTGTTGCTTCAATCATTTTTAATTGCTCCCAATGCTTTCTGTAATGTTTTATGCTTACGATTACTATAGTATGCGTGTGCGGAATCTGTACGAACAGTAGACACTACACGAGTGCCCTTAACAACTGTTTCGGCTGTGTAATCACCATCACACTGATTTAACACCTTATCCGCAAGTTGTGAACAAATGTTCTGCATTTCTGCGCCCTTAAGGAGTTCACTAACACCACTGTAATTAAGTTCAAACTTGACATTAGCCATAATGCTCAACCTTCACCTTTTTATTCCAATCCAGCGGTATCATATCCTCAATGCCTTGCGTAACATAGCCATACACCTGAAATGTCTGATTAAAAAATTCTACCTTGCAGCCTTCCCAGTTGTGTGTGTCACCCTTTGGAATTGCCAAGGTGTACGCTAATTTCTTACCATATAAGTCACTATCACGTACTACATCATCACTTGTAGGTTCTCCAACCAAAACATTCTCAACGGTTGTGGCTGTTTCTGTGTAAGTCGGTCTATTTAATGCATCTGTTCCACTCTGCACCCGCTCATATAGTATTACATCTATCCCTTTAAGCATCTTGGCCATAATCCCATACCTCTACTGATGATACCTGTTGTTTTTTGAGTTTTAATCTCTTCAAATCACGATTAAGTATTGTACTCCCACCGCCCGGAACTAGATATGTTCCACTTTGCGTATAACCCATAGCACTCTCACTTATTTGTGACATAGCTTCGCCTGTTGTTGACTGATTGAGTATCCTTGCGACTGTATCCATGACAACCGACTTGACAAGCATTCCATAATCATCACTATCTGCAATCATATCATCTAAGTCCTTGTTGACCGAAGTTGCAATAATTCGTAGTTCGGCTGACACAGATTCCAGCAAGACTGCGGCTCTTGTCTGCTCATCACTTGTCATGGTTCTCCAATAAGAACTCAAATCGTCAACAGTTGCATATACTGCACCCATAATTCTATCAACCCTTCTTTTTTGTTGCCTTTTTGGTTGTTTTTGTTTCTTCTATAACTTCTACTTCTTCTGCAACAGGCTTTTCTTTTGCCTTGGCGGCTGTAGGAGCTTCTACAAGCTCCCACTTTCCACCAAATATAGGATTACCAACGTATATAACTGCACCTGTTACAGTGTGTTTGTATTGGTACATAATTTATCTCCTATGATTAAGCTGTTGTAATTCTTGCGAATGCAGCTGCATCAAGAATAGCCCATCCGATATAAGCCTCTGCTCTAAGGACTACCTGATTCTGCTTTTTGAGGTCGCCGAGTCCGTCAGGATCACCATACTGGATAACTTCCATTGGGATATTTTCAGCAAATCCCCACTTAAACGCATTCTGGAAGTCACCAACGATTGCAAGGTCTGTAGCTGTTGCGCCTGATACTGCAGCTGATACTGTTGAATTAACATCGCAAGCATGACCCGCTAAGTTGCCAGGATTTCCACCAAGCTTAAATTCTGGATACTGAGATACTCCGTTCTCTTTGAGTGAACCAAGATATTCACCCATTGTCTTAGAAAGTGCGTAACCTGTTGCATCATAGTCACCAAGTGCTGATACTGCGCTTGTAAGTGCTACTTCTGCCCCATCTGTTGAGCTGTAAACAACATTCTGAGCGCTATCAAGGTGATTAGTTCCGATTGTTGTTGATGCAGTCATATCAAATGGGTTAAGGCCATGCATAGCCATGATATCAAGACCTTTAGCAATCTTTTTGGAGAAACCATCTGTAAATGCTGCAAGCATTCCAAGTGCTTTTTCATCAGAAGTCTTCAGAAATTCGTCTGAAAGTCTGTGCTGATATACAACCTTGATAGGCTTCATTGTTACTGGTGCGATTGTTGCGTATCCAGCAGGCTTCGCACCGCCCTCTCCAACGATTGAAACTTCTGAGTCGAGTGAGAATGTGAAGTAATCGTTGCCGGCAAAACTTACAGGCACCTGACCTGATAACTTAACAATAGAACTGTGGTCTTTAACCTTTGAAAAAATCTCTTTGACTGTATCCTGTGCGAATACTGTGTCAGTTGTGTTTGAAATTGTTGTTGACATAGTGTTTTTCTCCCTTTAGAAAAATAAAATTGTTATTCTCTTAAAGACTGTAATGTCTTCATAAGAGTTGCGTTGCTATCTCCCTTGATTTCTGGAAGATTTTTCACAGGGGCTGGAGTATTAGAAGTTGTGCCAACTAAACCTTTAAGGTTCTCGGCTGACTGCTTAATTGTTTCCTCATCTTCACCCTGTAAGAACTGTATAGCATCATATGGTAGTCCATATTCGTGAGCTATCCTACTCTTGACCGAGGTAGTCTCGTATGATTTAATCTTTGCATCACGCTCAGCTATATCTCTATCTAAAGCAGCGTATTTATCTGCATTAGAACTAATTGTGTTATTCAAATCTGTAATCTGTTTGTCATAGCCAGCTTTTAATTCTGCTACCTGATCAGGTGATAAATAACCTTCGTATTTTTTATTCTGGCTTTCTCTGTCTCTCTTTAATCTGTTTTCAATAATCTCGTTTAACTGTTCCTGTGTCTCAATTACCTTAAATTCATCTGACATTATTTGTTGCCTTTCTCCTACTTTAACCGCTCGTAGTTGCGTAATTTGTATTAAAAAAGCACTCCCATGTGGGAATGCCTTAATAATGTATCTTTTGTTTATTTGTTTCCTTACTCTCCGAACATGACCAATAAGCCAAGATGATGCTATCCATGATAGATATATCAGCACCATCTAGGATTGATTTATAACCAAAACCGCCATTAGAACTGATTGGGCGCTTGTCACAGTTGCTTATTATCTGCGTAACGCTTAACTGGTCCATGTGCTGGATTGCTTGACTATATATGCCCTGCTCAAAACTGGCATTAGCTAAGATGATTTCCTTGACTGTTGGCAAGATTACTTTAACTTTACACTTATTTGCTTTCATTTCATCGGCTAACATTTGCTGACCGTTAGCACCATCTATAATAACTCTATCGCAATCTGATTTTTCCAAGAAGTCAACTATCCAGCTGTTGCCATTTCGTATAGGTCTACAATCAATGCATTCAACGAAGATATGATTATCAGCGGTCTTAACTGCGATTGACAAGGACACGTTTGTATTGTCCTTACCGTACTTAATTCCAGCATATAGCTTTCCTTTGAGTTTTGGCAGTTTCTTGACTTGCAACTGTTCCCATTCTTCTGCTTTAAATGCTGATTTCTGATTGTATTTTATCCATACACCTAATCGTTGAATATTAAAATCGAGTTTGTCGCTGGAAATTTCGGACCTGATTTTTCTTTCGTCAAGGTGCGCCCCCATTGATGGGTTAGTCTCATACCATAATTCAACGTCCGTAATATCATCCACCATCTCAGGAATAGACCATTCAGCCCAGCCACAATCATACTTGCTACCATATAGGCAATCCTCACGCATTGTCTGAAAAACCGTTCCAGAAGATGTTGCAGTGGGTGGAGTTCCGCAAAATATTGTTTGTGGGTTTTTGGAATCTGATACAGTATAGATAAGTGCAGATTCTTGCGTTGTGGTGTATTCCTGTGCCTCATCAATAAGGAGCATATCAAAGCCTTCACCAAGACCACCATTAGGAGTTCTAGTCCTAAATACGATTGAACCGCCCATGCTGAGTGTTATACTTTCCAAGCCATATTGCTTAGTTAGTCTGAATCCGTTTGGTGGGTCGTCCTCATCTTTTTTCTTGCGGCCTAGTTCAATATATCCACGCTCTGTAAGAACTGTTACAAGCCTTTCCCATGCAGTATGTGATGTGGTTGTTCTGTGGGCGGTATGGCACATTTTTTCACCATGTTCCAAGCCCCATATCTCACGCATAACAGCAATCTCATTCTTACCATTTCGCCTTGGGATGGAATAACCAAACTTCTGATGAATCCATAGTCCATTTTCATCAACTGCCATAAGGTCGCATAATAACAACTCTTGCCACTCTAATGCAGTTCTTGAACTCTCGTTATAATATTCAATTGCTTGCAATCCTTTTGTGTCAGTGTAAGGAAGTATTCTTGATTGTGTAGGAGTTTGGCGGCCTCGCCTATTCTCCATGCACAACATACCTCACTTTCTTAGGGTGTCCTCTCGCCATTATAATACCTCACTGCTTTTTCTTTTTGCCTTTTTTATAATTTCTTATAAGCACTATCTTTTGTTTGCTTGGAATGTACTGAATTGTACACTTGCAATTAAGATGGCGCTCAAAAACAAAATTACTCATATCATCTGAATAGTCCCAAGTGCCTGCGCGTTGCTTACAAAATTCACAAGCACCGCCAACCAACTTTCTAACGATAATCGGCTGGAATCCAGCATTTTTATGAAATTCTGCATTATCACTAATTGACTGGTCAACAGTATGTTGGGAGTAATTAACAACACTCTCCAGGAATGATAATTCTATATTTAAGTATTCGTTCTCAATCAGGTACTTAATAAGACCCTCAACTCTATCAATATCATATTCTGGTCGAACTGCATTCAGACCTATTCCAGCTTTGGTGTTAAGCACTGTTTGTACATCAACCGCTGCATCACTAACAATGTCATAGTCTGATTTTAGGGTGCTTTCCAAAATTTCCCTTGCTATATCTTCTGGCATATATCCGTCTTTTAGCAGTTGTGGAAAGTATTCCTTGTAGGTATTGGCAAGCTCTTGCCCTATCTCATAGCTGAGTTCTTCAACGTCAGGGTATACTGCATTTTCGCCTTGCACAGCTTTGAGAATCTTTGCAATCTTCTTGTTATTATTAAGCTTATCATTCCACGACTGTTGGATTGATTCTAACACTTCTGTCATTGTTTACCTCTGCATCTATTCCAGTAAGGTTTCTAAGATTTTTCTTGTCAATGTATCCAGGTACTGCCTGATTTATTTTAATAACACCATCACCAATGAGCGACAATGCGCTCATATCTGGCTCAAATATAGGCTCCCATAATGCCTTAGCACCATAGATTTCATTACGCTTATACTGATAATCGTCACGCATACACGCTGCAAGGTAGCCAGCATTTAAGAATCCTGTACCGAATGACCTTTGAGCCTTGCGGGCGGTCAATCTTAAGTTTTCATGTGCAGCCTTGATAGCTTCTGAACTGCTTGGATTTGTACTGCTAAATCCCAAATCATCCATCGTCAAACTAGCTTCTCCAGCCATAAGAGATGCAAATGTCTTTAACTGGTCTAAATAAGGTGTCATACTGGAAGTATTAAACTGCCCTACAGTTGGTTTATCTCCATCTTCGTCCTTATCAATTCGCAGTATGGATGCAATAGATGCTTTCCAATTATCTAATTCATCAGCATCTGGGCTAAGTCCAAGAATATATTTCTGTGGGAATGCGTAAAACTCAGCGCAAATCTCTGAGCGCATAAGTGTTCTAAGTGCGCCTTGTGTATAACTCATGGATGCCCTTGAAATTCTGCTATGACCAAATGGCCTTACAATATCAGGACGGTATACAATAGGCACTAATGCCGCATAAGGCAGCTTATTAGCAATGGAGCTTACAAGTTTTCCATGCTCATAGTAGTCTGTTCTTCCAGCCACAGTATATATCTCTCGAATAGGTAAGCGTGTTTTATCATCACGTTCCAACACTGCATAACCTTCTGTTAACATATATGTCTGATTGTCAAATGTTCCAGTAGCATCACCACCGTCAACTGCTCTAAGTGTTGGCTGTCCGTCTGCATCTGGCTCAATAAAAATAAAAGAGCATGAACAGATCAGCGCTGACAATATCGCAGAACTAAATAATATATCACTGTTATTCATCTGGAAGATGGCATTCATGTTGAATCGGTCATTGTCAAACTCTCTGAAAA